CCCCATGCTCGTGTCGTCGCGATTACTGAACCGTTAAAGGTTCGGACGATTACGGCCATGGAAGGTTTAACAAGTTTTATTTGTCGACCTGTACAGAAAGCACTTTGGGATTACTTGGTGAAATTCCCATGTTTCCAATTAATAGGGAAACCGATGGATACATCCGTTTTACACGAACTCGATATGGAGTTCTCAGACCAATCCTTGTTTTATCGAGGACTGGAGCCGTCTTTAGAAGATTTAAAGGATGGATTGCAATTCACCTCCGGTGATTACCAATCTGCCACAGATCTTTTAAAGTTCGAAGCAACTGAGATCGTAATCGATGAGCTCGTCAGGAAACTTCGAGGAGATGATTTGTTGCTAGAAAAGTTTATTCGTTCCAATCTTGGACCACAAATACTTGTCTATCCTCCAAACTCAGGTATAGACCCAATTGAACAACAAAATGGTCAATTGATGGGTTCTGTACTCTCCTTCGTCGTCTTATGTATCTTGAATAGTTTCACCTACTTTAACTCTCTAGACCCTATAATCCAAAAAGATTATTTAGAGGGAACAAGAAGTTTGAAGGTTTTACCTGTGAGAATCAATGGTGATGATATTCTCTTTCGCTCGTACAAATCACAGTACGAACGATGGATTATATCTGCCGATTCCCTTGGTTTCAAACTCTCCGTTGGAAAGAACTTCCGTCATCCACGTTTCTTCACTGTAAACAGTCTCCCACTTGTCTATAATAACAAGTGGAAAGATATTCTGTTAACCGGTGGAGATTGGCTAGATGATAAAGGAAACGAACGTCCTTATGCTAACCCTGATTATCCCAGATATGAGATATTGGGTTATCCGAACGTTGGTCTCCTAATTGGAGTATCAAAAACATTTAAGGGTGTGCGTGAAGATTCTTTACCTCTTCGAGGATGGTATGATGGTGCCGTAATGGGTGCCCTCAATCCTTCCCAGATGAGTAATTTCTTCTTTAATTACCATCGTAAAGAGATTATATCTCAAACACGATTTGGTAAACACACATTAAATGTCTTTGCTCATCCCCTTCTAGGAGGTTTAGGTTTCCCCATTCCTCCTGGAGTCGAGCCTCGATACTCACAACAACAAAGAGTCCTTGCACACCTACTTCTTGAAGACTTAGTCTTAGAGCGATCAGGAAACCCGAAAGATGTACCAGTAGATCCCATCCTTTTCCTGAAACCGACAATTTCCGCCAATTCCAAGATTGTTCTTGGATCAAAAAACATTGGCGTACATACGAAGTTGTCGTCCTTCATGGGTCCTCAAATCAATGGTTTCATTGATTACCAGGATAATACCATGATATATTTTTCTCCTCTTTCTCAATCTATGATTCCCGACGATGAGCCGAACCCTATGGTTCCAGCGTGCCGTCTTAGTGATTCAAAGATTAATGAGATTTTGAAGACTGCTAATCATCATCGTCAGTTGATGCTTAGTGTAGATCAGATGTCTACTTTCGGTTTTAAAATAATCATGTCTGAACCAGGTTTTGGACTTCCGGAGGC